TGGCTCGAGAGTTTGTTTACAGATAATATTCTTGAATTGAATCATAAAAGCTGTGAGATGATTTCGGATGATCTTGCTCATTGTATTCGCGATCGTTATCCTGGTCGTACCTTTACAATTGATGTCAGTGAAGATGGTGAGTGTGGTTCAACTGTTGAATATGGAGTTTGGTAATGAGTGTAAATTTTTGTCACATAAGTCCAGTAAAGTACTTGGAAGATTTTGTTGTAACGTATCCAACACATTTACTGCTAGCACATCTAATTGAAGAAAATGAGGAATATCGTAACTTCTATCGTCGCCTGAAAGAAGAAAACCCCAATGTATTCTATCACGTTGACAATTCGGCGTTCGAAATGTTTAAGCGTGGTCAGCCGATGTATGATTCCGATAAGCTGATGGAGATGGCAAGTCTTGTTAAAGGTGATTCAATTGTCATGTCCGACTATCCAAAAGAACCAGCGGCAAAGACTGTTGAATCAGCCGTTAAGTTGATCCCTAAGTTTAAGAATGCTGGATTTAAAACATTCTTTTGTCCACAGTCTGAGCTAGGCAAGACGGATGACCTTATTGAAGTATTTGGATGGGCGCTTGGAAATGACGATATTGATTTCATTGGTGTTTCTATTCTTGCTTGTCCTATCGCTCTAGGTATAAACGAACAAGTATATACTGGTAGTGGTCAGCGTGACGAATCATATCGCATGCAACGTTATTTGTCTCGCTGGCGCATCCTTAGCATGCTTCGTGATAATGGAATGCTGACTGAGCGTGCCAAGAAACGATTTCATTGTTTGGGCATGACCGATGGTCCTCGTGAGATTAGTTTGCTACGTGAGTTCCACCCATACATCTATTCGTGGGATTCATCAACAGCCATTTGGCATGGTATCAATGGTATTGCATATGACGGCACACCAACTGGATTGCGTAATGGCAAGTATGAGGCTGAGGTTGATTTTGATATTGAACGTCAATTTAGTGTTGACGAAATTAACCTAATCAATGATAATATGGATCTTGTTGATGCGATGTGCCGAGGTGTGAGATGAGCAAGAACAAAATTAATTACAAATACAATGAGGGTCTGAACATTCAGAAGATTCAAGACTACATTGACAGCACATATGGCCAACACTATGTTGGCAATGGTGAAGTTCAAACTGTAGACTTCTGGGAGTCGTTGGGTAGTTTGGAGACAACTTGTCGTGACACTTCAATTAAGTATTTGTCACGATATGGTAAGAAGAGTGGTCGTAACGAAAAGGATCTGCTTAAAGCTATCCACTACATTCTGTTAATGATGTATGCAAAACCAAGTGAGGAGTGAGTATGAAGCATATTATGGGTAATGAGTCGCGTTCAACGCTGACACAGGTTCAAGATGGTGACGTGCAGCCGAACGCTGTTGATCTTCGTCTTGGCAAGATTTTCCGAATTAAAAAAGAACTATTCGAGATTTCAAATGAACATAAAAGACATCGCGGCACTGAGGAGGCACTACAACCGGATGCTGATGGATACTATCTACTTGAGCCTGGTGAATATGAGGTCGTCATGGAGAATATTATTAACGTCGGTGAGAACGAAGCGGGTTGGGTCATTACTCGTAGCACTCTTAACCGTAATGGTCTCTTTCTTACTTCTGGTCTCTACGACAGTGGTTACCATGGGGTCATGGCTGGTGTTCTACACGTCACTGTGGGTCCTGCACGGATTAAAGAAGGCACTAGAATTGGTCAGTACCTAAGCTTCAATGCTGAGGCACTACACTCGTATGATGGCGACTATGGCCTGAACAAAGACCACGACAAGAAGTATCACTGAGGATTATATTATGAAGCTATCGAAAGAGACGCTAGCAGTATTCAAGAACTTTTCAAACATCAACGGTAACCTGTCCATCAAGGCAGGTTCCAAGTTGACAACAATCTCTGCTGGCAAGAACATCATGGCAGAGGTTGTTGTTACAGAAAACTTTCCGATTGATTTTGGCATTTATGATCTGAACGAATTCCTTGGTGCAATGTCTTTGTTTGAGACACCAGATCTTGAGTTTACTGATAAGCATGTAACGATTAAGGAAGGCAAAAATGGAATCAGATACTTTGCAGCCAATCAATCAGTACTTACAGTTGTCCCCGCTATTAAACAATTTCCAACCCCTGATATCGAATTCGATCTTTCAGGGCAAATGCTTAATCAAATCCAGCGTGTGGCATCCATCCTGCGCGTATCTGACTTTTCTGTGGTAGGTGACGGCAGCGTTATCACAATCAACGTTGGTGATAAGACTAATCCAACTGGTAACACATTCAGTTCAGAGATTGGTGTAACGGATAAGTCGTTCCAGGTTAATTTCAAGGTTGAGAACCTCAAGATGATGCCTGGTGACTATGCTGTATCGATTGGTGCTAAGAAGATCAGTCGATTTAAAGCAATCAGCCAGCAACTGGTGTACTACGTAGCTTTGGAATTAGATAGTAAGTTTGATTTCTGATATAATTGAGTTTTGTGATGGAGTTATATTATGCAAGAGCAGTTCCTATGGGTCGAAGCGTACAGACCACAAACCATTGACGAGTGTGTTCTCCCAGAATCATTGAAGGAAGTCTTTCACCAGTACATTGCTGCTGGTGAACTTCCTAACTTTTTGTTCCACGGTTCAGCTGGTGTAGGTAAAACTACAGTAGCCCGAGCTCTGTGTAATGAGATTGGTGCTGAGTATATGTTCATCAACGGTTCTGATGAGTCGGGTATTGATGTTCTTCGAACTAAGATCAAAGGGTTTGCATCGTCAATTAGTTTGACTGATGCTAAGAAGGTTGTGATTCTGGATGAAGCTGATTATCTAAACCCTAACAGTACACAACCAGCTCTTCGATCATTCATCGAGGAGTTTAGTGACAACTGTCGTTTTATTTTTACATGTAACTTTAAGAACCGTATCATTGAACCTCTGCACAGTCGTTGTGCAGTCATCGATTTTAAAATCACAGGGAAAGAGAAGGTAACAGTTGCTGGTAATTTCTTCAAGCGCGTCATTAACATCCTCAAAGAGGAGAATGTTGAATACGATCAAAAGGTCGTGGCAGAGCTCGTACAAAAACATTTTCCAGACTATCGTCGTGTTATTAATGAGCTACAGCGTTATTCTGTTAGCGGGAAAATTGATTCAGGTATTCTAGTCAATCTTGGATCGGAGTCTTACAAACAGCTATATAAACAGATGAAGGATAAAAACTTCACTGAGGTTCGCAAGTGGGTTGGTTTGAATTGTGATGGTGACACCACACAAATCTTTCGAGAACTGTATGATGGTTCGAGTACATTCTTAGAACCATCAAGCATTCCACAACTCGTTTTAATCTTAGCGGATTATAGTTACAAGGCCTCATTCGTGGCAGACCATGAATTGAATCTCATGGCTTGTCTGACTGAAATTATGTCTGGGTGTAGATTTGCATGATCGAAACGCTGTTATTTTTAGGTGGGTTTTACGCTGGTTGGAAATTGCGCGAGTATCGCGCAATGATGATTGTTCGTGCCATTGAGAAACGTCTCATGCAGGACACTACTCCAACCATTCAGTTGCTGCATGCTAAAATTGAGGAGCACAATGGTGTGTTCACAGCCCATAATGCTGTCACCAATCAGTTTCTGCTGCAAGGTACATCTTATAAAGATGTTATCAACCAACTGACAGAACAGTACCCAGATCGCACAATCCTCACACACCCAGTTGATTGATATGAATGTTTTTGACTTTGTAAATGCTATCAACTTTGATAAGCGTGATTTGTTTGATGATCCACAAGCTGAGAAGGACTACGTTCCATTCATCGTCAATCGTTCATTATCATATTTTCCAGATACGGTAATGTACGCAAACGAGATGAATGGGCGTGGCCACGTTTCTAAGAAGATGCAATTCGAATTCCTCAAGAATTCAGTGTCTAAGAAGAAAAGATTCAGCAAGTGGGTTAAAAAAGACGTCTCAACTGATGATTTAACAGCAGTTCAAGAGTTTTATAAATACTCTATGGAAAAGGCTTTGGATGTTATTTCCATCCTTTCTTCTGAGCAGTTAAACTTTATAAAACAACAAATGGACAAGGGTGGAAAATCATGACGACAGACGTGATCTATTACGACTGGACGCCAGAGTCAATGTTAGAAGTTACTCTTCCAACGCCGGACAACTTTCTGAAGGTTAAAGAGACTCTAACACGTATTGGCGTAGCATCCAAGAAAGACAGAAAGCTGTATCAATCAGCGCACATTCTCCATAAGCAAGGACGGTATTTCAT